ACGCAGACAAGAAGTCTGTCGGCACTACAAGTAACGGATTACCGATGGTCAGCGTGAGGTTTGATGTCTTCCTAAGATTAGGAAGCTGCACCGAGTTGTAGATGCGCTGCTCTGCCAGCTTCGTCAGAAACGCAAAGTCTGTCGCGGAAAACGTATTTTCCGTGCTGTCCTCAACGGCAGTCTGAAGCTGCGCATACGTCAATGCCACGATTAGTACCTCACGCCATAGGCCCGCGAGATATGAACCCGCGAGTAGCGGCACCAGATCCCCGCTGCTTGATGCCCGTGGTCTTCGGCCCCGGAGCGGACTCTTTGGAGATGCTGCCCACCACCATGCACAGGTCACGCGGATTGACAGGGCCTTGCGGGTATGCCTGCTTGGCCGGAGGAAGTTTTGTGATCTTGCTCATGGCTCACCCCGTCTTCTGGTTGGCAGCGCGGGACAGATTCTTGCCCAAGCGCATACGGTCCTCAGAGGTGGGACCGCCCTTCTTGAAGGCTTTCCCGCCCTTGGCGAGCTTGGTCATCGGCTTGCCGGGGTGCATCGCACGTTCGTGCTTGTGAACATCTTTCATCATCGCTCCTTAGGTCGTGCTGACCGTGACTGTACCAACATATCCCTGCCCGACCAAGCTATTTGGCGTCAGGGGCGCATCAAAACCACTGGACCCACCTATCGGAGCCCAGCCCCACTCAATCACCCGGCTACCAATACCAATGGTGTCAATAACCGTCTGGCCTGAGGAGTACCAAGTGTTCGTATCTGGACGGGGATCACGGATGGCCTGGGGGTCACTTACAGGGTACATCCCGAGTTGCAACTGAGGATGATCTGGGGTCCAGCATTGGGGACACGCTTTGATCTGTGTCTGCTTGGTTTTGACTACGAGATTCTTGAGCTTTTTGAGGTCAAAACGAAACCCGCAGACATCGCAGAAACCGAATGCCTTTGCGCCGTTTGCAAAGCGATTGCTCATGAGATGAATTGTTGGCGAGGCACGAACCGGACAGCGGCCTTCTCGCGGTCCTCGCCCATAGCCAATTCCAGATCTTGATCGTACTGCGCTTTTAGTACTTGCATTCTTTCCATTGCACCGGGGATTTTCATGGAAAGATAGTACGCAAGGCCAGAGATAAGTGGCGGTATAAAACGAAACGGGATGTCTTGAGTGTACGTCCCGCCTGCGCCAGCATCTTGAAGTCTACGAAGCCTCCAATAGACAAACTGATATTGCTGTGACCCATCCGGCGTGGGCCAGATAACAACTTGAGGCGTCGGTGCCTGCCGGTTAACCCACACTTGGATAGGCCGCGCTTGTTGCAATTTGTTGGGGATACTGGAGTACGTAGAGACCGAGATGCGCGTAATGGTCAAATCAACTTGCGTGGAAACATTGCCTGCGCCGGTTCGAATGACATGTTCCAGAAGATCCACCGTGTCATCTGGCAAGTTATACGTATTTGTACCCTGTACAAGATTAATTGTTCCAGAGTCTACGGTCCAAAGATTTATGCCTAAATTTGCCCACGATGCAAGGAGAATGTTTAACGACCTCCTAGCGGTACGTAGGTCATATCCTGTTCTGGCCTCCGCTCCGCAGCGTTCAAAACTTTCCTCCAGAATCTCATTAAGATCTGGATTAAAAACCGTAGTTCCGGAAGTCGTCATGTTTTACTCCTGCAATTATCAAAATGCCAGCGCTTCATGGTGTTTAGATGCCCCTCTTTACCACAATGCGGACAAGTTACAGGAGGGCGAGCCGCGTGCGCAGCCCGCATCTTTGCGCGAGTATCTTCTGAATGTTCTTTGCCAAAGTAAGGATTGTTCTTACCAGATAGCTTTTCCGAAAGCGCCTGCTTAATTTCATCTGGCTTTTCTTTGCCGTACATTGGGTTCAACTCACCCACAAGGCGCTTCCGTGTACCGGACTCAAACCCATGCTTTGCAGCCAAAGCTATTTTTTCAATCTTAGTTGTAGCACCTGCCGCATCGTACAAAGCCTGCAATGGTGTTTTATGCACTCGAACATACCGCTTTTTTGGTTGTGACAGCCGCTTCTGTTTTAGTTGCTCTCTATATCCAGCAGTAGCCTCGTAGATTTTGCGTTTTGTTTCTTCTGATACAGGATGGCCTTTTTGCGCAGCAGACATATTTTTACGTGCCTGCTGGCTGGCTTTTCTGCCTTGGCCAGCTACAGAAATTTTAGCTCGCACTTCAGGTGTTGGCGCTCCTAGCCCACCACCGCCACCACAAGAGTTGTATGTGGGTTGCAACTTTAAAATCCAAGCAATCTCAGCAGCGTTCAGTGCATCTTTGTCCGCGCACTCTTCTACTACATCTACGGTAAATGCTTCCCGCCCATGCTTGCGGATGGCGGCAGCAAGAATCCACCCCGCCCCAGAACGAGCATCAGAGCAATGCTTAGACCAACGCTTATACAGCGCTGTCTTTGTCTGCCCAATGTAGATGTGCCCGTTCACGGTGTTGGTTACCTTGTAGATGACCCCGTACATGCCAGACCCTTTTGAACTTCGGTCTGGGTATGATACTGGCAATTTTGCATGGTGTCAATCACTTCGCTGTCAGCGCAGAACGCTTGAAGGCTTTGGCAGTAGGAGCGCCGGGAGAACCCGGCTTGCGCATGGTTTCACCCGATCCAGCGGCAATCCGCTTGCGCTTGGCGTTGATGTTGGCATAGAGCCCGACCTCACCACCTTCGGCGTACTGCGTAAAGTCGGTGTTGTCACGGCGGGCATGGCGTTTCCCACCCTGAAGGAAGTCAGTGTTGTCACGGCGCTTCTTCAGTTCAGGTCGAATGTCACCCATGCCACGGCTCGGCCTCATACAAATTTTCCCCTAGTCTTGCCCTGCCGCTCACAGCCACCGCCACGCACTTTGCCGCCCTTGGCGTAACCCGCTTGGTTGTACGCCTCGCCCTCACGCGCCGACTCAGGCACCGATTCACGCAAGGCTTTGGCTGCACGCATGTCATCACGCGACGATTTACGCATTGTTGGCATCAAACGCGACATAGTGTCTTTTTCACCAGCGATGCCACGCTGCATCATGGCCCGAGCGCGGTCCAGCTTTTCAGACTCTTTGGCCGATGGGGTACGGTAGTTAGGCATATTGCCTCCTTAGCAGGCTTTGCCGCCCATTGCCATCTTGACCATCTTGCCCTTGGTCTTGCCCTTGGACTCGATGCCGCCGCCCTTGGCGTAGCCCTTGGCTTCTTTCATCTCGTGCTTGACCATCGACTTCGGAGCGCCCTTCTTCTTCATGAAGGCCACTTCCTTCTTCATCATTTCCTTGGACTCTTTCATACTGCCTCCTTCGGCATGTGCTTTGGGACCAACAAACTTCTTCGCTACGCTGGGTGAGACATCTGTCTTGCCTGCAAGTGAAGCATACATAAATCTGCGCTGTTTTTCAGACTGGACAGGCATCAGTCATCTCGCCGTTGCCGAAAATTGTCCAGTTTCTTCTCTAGTGAGTCGAAGCGTTCAAACAACTGCTTCATGTCTGCCCGGAACTCGGCACGCGTGATGTGGTCACGGGCAATCTCTTCCCGCGTGCGGTTGAGCAGGATAGATATGCGATCAAGCTCCCGAAATTTGGAAGACATGAAGAACGCCACTGCACCAATCAAGATGGTCAGGACGAGGTTCCAGAGCATTGTTGCTTCCATGTCAGCCCCGTAGTTCAAACAAAACGACCTTTTGTTTTGCCGCGTTGGGCGCAACCGTCAGCACGAGAAGATGCCTTACTCTTTACCTTGCCGCCTTTAGCCAAAAATTGGCCTTCGTCTCCGTACCCAGGAACAGCATACCTGCCAACTTCAGAATCTTTACGCAAATCTTGTTCAACTTGCTTTCTTTTAGACTCTGTGGTTGACCCAAAAGGAAACATACGACCATATTTTTCTTCAGGTATTTCACCTCTAAGAAATTTTATATCTCGCAAAATCGCTTTGTGCTGCTCTTTTGGAGACAGACGATTGCCTTTCATAGGGCGATCTGCGGGGTCAGCGTTTGCTTCATCACTGAAGCGCTTATTCATACGCATTTGATCTTCAATTGTGTGACCACCACCGCCAATAGTAATACCACCCATGATTGCTCCTTAACAGTTCCACGCCCGCAGGCTTTTGTTGATACGTGAATTGGGATCTTTAGCCGTCTTCTCGCTGGTCAGCTTAGCCTTCATCCCGGACATCCTGGCGCAGAATGACTTCTTGCGAGGACCGCCCTCAGGCTGCGGGGCTTTGAGCCCAGGCTTACCGGGGTTGGCTTTGTTGTAGGAGGCGCGTCCTTTGGCGTTTAACCCGCCCTTCTCGGACTTGCCTTCCTTGCGTTGCCACGCTGGGGACTTAGCCATCATCAGTCCTTCAGAGCCAGGAACTGGGGGAGGGTCAGGCAGTCATTGCTGCCCGAGGTTAGCGTGCGGCTCACATAGGTCCACACAGCTTGCGCAAGCGTATCGTAGTCTACTCCGCCAGATGCTGCAAGGTTCAACTTGTTGCCCATCGTCCCTGAGTCGTTAAAGTCTGCGGCAATCGTTTCCCATACCGCCGCCGCTAAATTTTGCGGGCTGAGTTCGGTGAACGGTGTGATGTCGCCGCTCAAATTTCCCGTCGCCCTGACCGTGGCACTGTTTGAGAACTGCACCAGCGCAGCGCCGATAGCATCAACAATAGCCCCAAGCGTGGCGTTGTTAACCGTGAACGTGATATCTGCGTTGCCGGATGCTGACAGAGCACCTGCCAGATCACCCGCAAGGTTGAACGTGATCGACGTGGAGCCGACCGCCGAGACGATCAGTTGCCCGTCTGCCGGGTTGACAGTAATCGTGACCGTCGTGTCGCCGCTGATGTTGACGCCCGCCGCGAGGTTCAGCAGCCCCGGCGTGACCGTCACCACGCACTGCGTGAACGACGACATCGCCCCCGGCTTGTACGGCAGCACCCACGACGATGGAGCCAAGTGCCCGGAGGGGATGCCCGCCAGCTTGGACGGAATGCCCTGGCCCACGGACTGGTTCATCCGGTCACCACGCCCCCACATGGAACGGAAAGTTCCAGGCGAACCGCCGATCTGGCGCAGGGGTAGCTGCGCCAGGAGCGTGGTGTTTGTCTTGAGAGCCATGAGCCCGATCAACCCCAGCCGACCTCGACCGCGCCGTAGAAGTTGGTGGCCGCCGCCGTAGCCGTGCCCGCGAAGTAGAGCCACACCAGACACGCGCCGTCCATCACCCGAGGAAGGCTTGGCAGTTGGTTCAGCAGATCCCGCTCGGCAGCGACGGACGCGGTAGTCAGTGGCAGCGTCAACAACGGGCGGGCAAGGCACAGCGCTCCGGTGCCGGTGTTGGCGGCAGAGAACGTGACCGTTGCGACGGTGGACACGCCCGTGTCTCCCGAGGCCAAAGGCAGGAAGGGGCCGTAGTTGTTTGACGCAGCACCGGAGTGCGAAATGTGGCCCACGATGGCCGAGGCCGTCATGGCAACTGTGACCGGCAGCGTCCTGCCTGCTGTTGGCACCGTGTTGCTGTAGCTGAGCGCGATGTTCTGCGCCGTGGCGCCCGCTGCGGCGGTCTGCACCCAGAACAACCTGCACCCGGCCCCGTTGGTGTAGCGCAGAGTGGGCGTGCCAGTGAGGGTCTGAGCCACCGCGCTGTTGTTGCTGATGCCGGGCCAGTAGCCCTGCAAGTCCACCAGCATCAGTTGCGCCGGAACGCCTGTCGCCACAGAAGTGAGCGCCGCGACGTTCAGAACGTGCTTGGTGTCTGGGCTGACATTCCCGCCGTGCGGCAGGCCGAAAATCTGCGTGCCGTTGCCGGTGGTTTCGTCGCAGGTTCTCCACGCCAGCGCAGTTCCGGCCCAGGCGTTGGCGACAGGCGTGCCGTTCAGTCCGCTGAAGTCATACCAACGGCCTGCCGTGTAGGCTGCAGCGCCCGTGAGTTTGTTCCAGTCGGTGCGGTTGAACTTGCCGCTTGTGATCTCGTTGACGAGATCGTCCATTGAACTGAATGGCATGGTGATTCCCTACGGTGTCCAGATGAATTGCGCTTGCCCGATGATCGGCCCCAAAGCGCCGGTGTTGGTGGACAGGTTGTAAATGTAGTTGAGGTACGCGCCTTCGTAGATGCGTGGCAACGCAGCCTGTTCACGCAAGAAGTTTTTTTCAACCGTAGAAGAAAGCTCGTTCAGTGCTAGGTTGAAGAGTGGCTTGACCAGCACCAGCACGGCGAAAGCGCCTATACCTCCCGCGAGTTGAACTGACTGCACAGACCGCACGCCCCGGTCACCATTCGCCAGCGGTACAAACGGGCTCATAGCATTCGTACCGCCAGGGTGGCCTGAGCCGCTCACACCGATAGTGCCCGAGACGCGAATCTGAGAAACAGTGGTTTTGGCGACACCGTCTTGGTTGGTGTAGTTCACCGTTATTGAGTTGCCAGCCGCACTGCCCGGCGTTTGGCTGAAGAAAGCCATGCGCACGCCTTCGCCATCCGTGTAACGTGGCAACGACACCGGGTTGTCGAAAACTTGCTCATCCAAGCTGTCGCAGTCGATGTACGGGTAGAACATCAAGTAGTCGAGGAAATAGACCGCAGGGAAAAACCCGGACGTTCCGGCTTGCGTCAAGGACACAGACAGCAGATACCGCTCTTGCGCAGGCAGCGTCGGCCCGGTGTAAATGCCTTGATTGCGCTGGCCGATGAGTTGCGTGGCCTCCAGCGCGTTGCCAAGATATGGGTTATAGACGGGCGGGCCTGAACTGCCAATGGAGGCGTCCCCGAATATGTTGACGACACCAAAACTACCCGGCACGCCAGTGCGGAAAAAATGCTGTGTGTGATGCCGCCCTTGCTCGACGGCAGCAGCCACCTCGGCAACGGACCTAAACGGCATCAGGGTTCTCCAGCGGGGCCCACTCCACCTCGTCGGGCGACCACTCCACGCCGCCGTCCGGGTGCTCCGAGCAGGCCGACAGCTCGGTGTCTGTCAGCGTCAACAGTTCCCGGCAGTGAGCGCAGCGGTACACCACATCAATCAACCGTGGCGGTCATGGCACCAGCAGCGAACTGCGGCTGAATGCCGTTGCTGATGGACAGGCTGGCGTTCAGTGCGCCCTTGAGCAGCAAATTTCCAGCACCAGTAGAGTCCGTGCCGATGCCGAAGTGCGTGGCCGTGGCGGTGCCCGCCGTACATTGACCGAACTGAACCAGGGCGGTGTTGGCGATGGTGGAGGTTGTCCGCGTCCAGCCGCCTGCCGTGCGGTTCACAGCCACACGGGCGTAGCCGGTGTAGCTGATCTCGTTGGTGCTCTGCGTGCCCGCTTCACCTGGGTCTGCGCTGTGCAGCGAAATGTAAAACGAACCCGCCGTGGCGCTGTTCTGCAGGCCAGCAGCGTCCCCGATGTTGGCCCAATCGATGTTCAGGAACAGGAGGTCGAGAAGTGCCGCTTCGGCGGCGTTGGTCATGGACATAAGCTACTCCTACACATTACTCAGTTCTTGGAACGGCGAATATGTCAGCGTCAACCTGTTCGCCCATGCGGATGTATACGTTGTGTAACTAGGATTGTTGGACACGTTAGCCCACCCCATCACACCTGTGCTCGTGCTAAACCTCTGAACCAACCAGCGCCCACCGGAGTCAGTCACTTTTCCAACATACAGCGGATCGCCATCAACAAAATTGTTGAGGTAATAACTGTTTGCCGGGAATAGATGCGCTACTCCAGAAACCGACACGGTTTACCCCAGCCTTGCACGCAGCGTATCCAACGCCTTTT